TTAGACATTGAAGACCGTTCCCATTTTGTGGGACTGATCTCTTGCCAATTCACAGCAAACCCCTAATGTATTATTGAATAACCAGCTCTTTCCTCATGCGAGCCGTTGAACTGCTCCGTAACAAGTTCGGCGTCAGCCAGCTATACAGGCACGAAGTCAAGGTTGAAGGCGAAACCGTGCTGGAGGTCTACTGGCACCCACTGACCATTGCCGAGCGCGAGTCAATCCAGAAAAAGTCCAACGCCGACGACGCCGGTGATTTTGCTCTGAGCCTGATGCTGGAGAAAGCTCTCGACAAAGACGGCAAACGTCTATTTGCCGATGGCGATCGCGCCGCCCTTCGCCGCGAAGTCGAGGCCAACATCCTCCAAGACATCCAGCTCGCCATGCTGACTTCCGGCACCGAAACCAAAGTGGAGGAAGCGAAAGCCGCCCTCAAAAGCTGACGGCGACTGGTTTTTCCTATTTTTCCTAGCCAAGGAGCTTGGAACAACCGTTGCGGACTTGACTACCCGTATGACGCAAGAAGAGTTGCTGGGTTGGGCAGCATTTTTCGAACTCAAAAATGAGCAAGAGGAAAAAGCACTAGAACAAGCCAAACGCCAAGGGCAGTCCAGGTCAATGCGTTCGCGGTAAACTACTAGAGTCCCTTCTACGCACAGCTGTGGCCACTTACGGCGTAGATATTGAAGTAGCCCTAAAAGGCGTTGAAAAATTACGGGAATTTGATCGTGTAATTGGTCACACACTTTCAAAAGTAGAAGAACTACAAAAAGCGTATGCAAATATCAAGCAAACAAATCCGTACGATGTGACTGGAGCACGTCAAGTAACAGAAAGCGATAGACAACGTTTAAGTATCTTAAAAGAAATAGCCGGCGTATTAAGAGAACACGCACAGATTCAAAGTAATAGTGCTAGGCAAACGCTGGAAGCCCAAGCACAGGGCAAAAGAGAACTCCAAGAGTCTTTGCGGTTACTGGAAGAGCGTCAGCGTTTGGAAGAATTTAATGCTCGCGGCCCTAGCAACGAAGAACTTAATCGGCGTGCTCAAGATATTCAGGACGCTATAGATAATGCCGCTCAGGCAGAATTTGAAGCCCGCCGTAAAGTTGCAGAACTGGAGTCAAAACTAGATGAACAGTCCGCACTAAAACAAGCAAAACTTGATCAAATCGAGCACGACAAGCGTATTGACAATTTAGAAAAAGAAGCCAAGCGTGAACAACAACTAAATGATGCTACACACCGCCAACAGCTACGTCAATTTGATGACCGTTTACGTGCAGCACAGCAGAAAAAACAAGCTGCCCAGCAACTCCAAGAGGATTTGTTGCTTGGTGCAGGCTTTCCTCTATTGTTTGGCGGCGGACCTGGCGCCGTATTAGGTGGCGCAGCGGGTGCTTTAGTCGGAGGAGGTGCAGGAGGTTTTGCGTTCCAGATTGGCCTCTCAGCTATTGGCCAACAACTAGATATTGCAACTGAGTCGGCTCGTTCTTTTGTAAAAGCGTTACGAGAAAACGGTAATGCCGCAGGTTACTTGGAAGAAACACTCGGAACGTTAGATCCTGAATTAAGAAAAACAATCAATAACTTACAGCAAGCAGGACAAACAGCCAAAGCCGCAGCATTAACTAAAGCTCAACTAGCGAAAGTTGTAGGTTCTGAAGGGGTTGTAGCTCTTGAACGCTTTGGTTTAGCATCTGAAAAGCTACAAGGTAAATTAAAAGAACTTGGTCTTGTAGGCTTAACTGAACTTGCCAAATTATCAAACTTTTTTGGTGATTTATTTTTCGGTGCTGGGCCTAGAACTCAACGCGGTGCAGCAGTTACAGGTGAAGTTCTTGCTGCAACTAGAGCACGTAAACAAGACCTGGAACTAACAAGGTTGCAAGCAGAAGCAGCCGGCGTAAGTAGTGAGCGCGAGTTTGATCGTTACCAAACTCTACAAAAACGTATAGCCGCGCAAGAAAGAGATACAGCAATAACTGCTGCACGAGAAAAACTTAACGTTGATCAAAATATTGCTCGATATGAAGATGAAAGACAAAAAGCAAGACTTGTATATGACGCACGCATAAAACAATTAGATCTAGAACGCAGAGATCGGCAAATAGGTATCAACAATGAGCTAGAAACAAGCAGTTTACGAGTACAGGATGCTGCAATTAATTTTGCAATAAAAAATACCAGTGCTCAGTCGCAAGTTTTGCAGCTAGGTAAACTAGAAATTGATCGTTTAGGCATACAACGAGAAGAAAATCGTAGACTGTTTAATCTGCAAAAACAACTATTGGATGTTCGGCTAAAGCAAAATCTTGTGGGCGTACGTGAACAAGAAGTGCGTTCAGATTTAATCCGTGCTCATAGCATAGAACTAAAACAACTTCAAAGTACATATAATTTGCAGGTAGCAATAACCGATGAGCGTGAGCGTCAACTAAAGATACAAGATATGCAAGATATGATGACTAGACGAGGTGCCGTAAAAGAACAGCGAGCATCATTTGAAACTCAATTACTCCAACTTCGCGGAGCCATAAATCCGGCGTTTAGTGGGCCCTTTGGGCAAATAGAATTGACTAAACAAGTACAAGAAAAAGAACTGCGTGCAGAAATAGATCGCCGCCAGCGTGAAATCAGAATAAAAGAGTTAGACGTAGAAAAAGGCACAGCTATGCAAGCAGAAGTAGATACTCTTATAAAACTTAAAGACGAGTATGTGATGTATCAAACACAAGTAAATCAAGCAATCGTAGCGCAAGAAAAGTTCAATGCGACTTTATCTTTGACACGCCCTGTTACAGACAGTGTGTTTGAAGGTTTTATAGCTATTGCTCAAGGTACCAAATCGGCCGAACAAACGTTTGCCGATTTCCTGATGTCTATAACAAATATGTTGGCAGAAACAGTCAAACAGATGATTGCCCAGTACATTGCACTGGGTATTGCCCGTTCGTTTGCCGGTATACCGGCCGGCGGTGGCAACGTGGCCAAACTATTCGGACCTGGTGCCCCAAGTGCTATAGCCGGCGGCGGTATTTTTTCCGGAGCTGGTCCTTTCCAATTCCGCGCAAACGGAGGTCCAGTATCCGCTGGTTCTCCTTACATCGTCGGCGAACGTGGTCCCGAATTGTTTATGCCACGCTCCAGCGGCAGCATCTATCCAAACCACGCAATGAGCATGGGCGGAGCCAATATCGTGGTGAATGTAGACGCCAGCGGCACTAGCGTTGAAGGCAACCAAGGTCAAGGCAAGGCGCTTGGAGCTTTGGTCGGCGCTGCAGTGCAGGCAGAATTGATTAAACAGAAAAAACCCGGAGGCTTGCTGTACTGATCATGGCTACTTTCCCTGCCATCACGCCAAGCTACGGCGCATCAAAAACCAGTCAGCCTGTTGTCAACAGCATCAGATTTGGCTCAGGTTACGAACAACGCGTGGTTTTCGGCATCAATCAAAACCCGAAAACATGGGATCTGAGCTGGAACAACATCTCAGAAGCCAATTCGGACACAATCGAGACTTTTCTCGACGCCCGTGCAGGACAAGAGGCTTTCGATTGGACGCCGCCCGGCGAAGCCACTTCTTACAAATGGGTATGTGCAGAATGGCGAAAACAAATTGATTACGTGGGACGCGCCACGATCACAGCCACATTCCGCCAGGTGTTTGAGGCATGACGACACCTACGTCAATCCAGCAGCAGATCCAATCGCTGGAGCCGTCAGCAGTTATTGAACTGTTCATACTTCAGCTCACACTGGCGGTCAACGGAATCGACGACACGTTTTACTATCACGCGGGCACCAACAGCCTGACCGCCAATGTGGTGTTTGGAGGCATTACTTACGCCGCTGCACCGATTGAAGTTGACGGCTTTGAGCTGACTTCCAAGGGCACACTGCCGCGCCCGACGATGCGGATCGCTAATGTCACTGGCGCCATCTCCGCTCTGCTGTTGGCATATAACCCGCTGCAGGCAAAGGTCACGCGGATACGCACCTGCAAGAAGTTTCTCGATGGCGTCAACTTCGCTGGCGGCACCAATCCGACTGCGGATCCGACCGCAAAATTTCAGGATCAGATCTGGTACATCGACCGCGTATCCAAAGAGAATATCCAGCTCGTCGAATTTGAACTGACCAGCAAGCTCGACCTGACCAACCTGCAGCTCCCCGGCAGGCAAGTGCAGGATTATTGCCCGTGGGTCTATCGCGGCGCTGAGTGCGGCTACTCGGGCGGCAGTTGCTTTGACGTAAATGACAATGCCACCAGTGCAGCCAATGATGTTTGCGGTAAGCGGTTCAATAGCTGCAAAATCAGGTTCGATACGTTGGGCGTCTCCGATTATCCCCATGGCGGTTACCCTGGCTCCCGCATCCAGACTTGACGCTGAGGCGCACGCCCGCGAGGTGATGCCAGAAGAAGCCTGCGGTCTGCTAATGCAGGCAGGTAATGAGCAGAAATACTTGCGGTGTCGCAATGTCTGCGAGACGCCGGAGCTGCATTTTGTCCTTGATCCGCGAGACTACCTGCGGGCATCATTGTGCGGCACGATCCTTGCCATCATCCATAGCCATCCGCAAGGGCAGCAGCCAAGTGAGGCGGACCGCAAAGCCTGCCAACAAAGCCGACTGCCATGGTTCATCTACCAGCTACCGCAAGATCAATGGGTGACTATCGGCAACTGATCGACAAGCCTTGGGTCTACGGGCAGCAGGACTGTTACACGCTGGTGCGGTCGTACTTTGAGCTGCAGGGCATTGCGCTGCCTGACTTTGAGCGCCCAGAAGACCTGGAGACTACCGGCAGCATCTACCTGCGGCAGGCACTGGGGTTGGGCTTTGAGCGGGTGGAGTTTGAGCGGCGGCGGGTGGGTGACGTGGCGATCATGAAGCTGGGCACACGCGAGCCGATGCACGCCGCGATCTTCGTTGCACCGTGGGAAATCCTGCATCACACAAGGGATCGGCTGAGTGGTGTGGAGTGGTTATCCAGCTACTATGTGAAAAGCATTGCTGCGGTGTTCCGATATGCAGCGGGTTCGTCTGCTGGGTGAGCTGGGCGAACGGTTTGGCGCTGACCATACCTATTACAACCTGCGTACCCCGGCTGATGCGATCAAGATTCTGTGCATCAACAAGCCGGAGTTCAAGGAATTTCTGCTGAACTCAGAGGAGAACGGCATCGGCTATCAGGTGCTGCAGGGCGGTCAAGACTTTGGCTACGAAGAACTGCTGCTGCCGTTTGGCGAGAAGGATCTGGTGATCGTGCCAGTGCTCAGCGGTTCAGGTGATGGTTTCACTAATGTGCTGACCGGAATTGGCTTGGTACTTGCTGCGATTGTGCTTGGACCTGCTGTTGGTGGATTTCTTGGCTTGGGCTTGGGTCTTGGCGGCAGCGTGTTTGGCGCAACTGCGGCGGGCATTGTTGGCGGTATTGGCTTGAGTTTGACCCTTGGTGGTGTTGCACAACTGTTATCGCCGCAGGCTCAAGTGCCAACCCTTGGCGGTTTTGCTGGTTTTGCTGGCGGGAACACTCGCATGGGCAGCCGTAATCGCACCAACGGACCCGAAAGCGTAACCTCTGGCATTGATGGGCAGCAGTCCTATGCCTATACCGGCGCTGCAAATACGGTCGGCGTTGGCGCTACGGTGCCGCTGGCTTACGGCAAAGTGCTGATCGGCAGCCACCTGCTCAAATCTAAATTCCAAATTGCCGACGAATCCGACCCAGTGCTGACCTCTCTGCGTGCTCCAGGCGTTGGCACCATGCGGCTTGGCAATGAGATTCTCACCGATGACTTCTCTGATAAGTCTGGTGTTATTGCCAAGCGTGTTTACAAAACCTCGTTTAGATCGCGAGCTTATTTTTCACCTGTTGGGCAATATGGCGTTACAAATAGTACGCAGTTAATCCGGGTTGATACGCAGATCGAACGCCGCCTTGCTTCGCTGAATGTCTACGGCGGTTACATGGCAAGCGCGGAGCAATATCAAAACTTCAATGTTGCGCTGTCGTTGGAGAACGGACTTTACGACTTCGCCGGCGGTCCGGGCACAACATTTGTTGACGGTTACATCACCTATGAAGTTAAAGTCTTCCGCGATTATTTCACCACCGACGATTTCCTTGTTGCTGTTGATCAGGCAACAATCCAAGGTTTGATCTTTGGCGGTCAGTTCTTTGGATGGATGCACCGCTTGGAGTTGCCCGATATCAATGTTGAAAGCGTGATGACGGTGCAGGTTGAAGTGATCAACGCTGGTGCAGTCGCCAACGGTAGTGAAGGTACAAACCCGATCTACCTGCGGCTAAATAGCATCGGGTATCAGCTCTACTGATATGGCACTCAATTCCGTCACCACAATCAAGATTCTTGACCTCTTGTGCGAAGGTCCGATTGGTGGCGTGATCAACGGGTTGCAGGGCATTTACCTGAACGAAACACCGATCCAGAACAGCGATGGTAGTTACAACTTTCCGCAGGATCAGATCTCTGCTAATGCATCAGTTGGTGCCGCACGTCAAGGCAAGACCGCATGGTTCAACGATGGCACGTCCGAAATTGTTGAAGTCAACCAAGAGATTGGAGAAAACTACAGCGAAGACCTGAATAGCAACAACGAAGTCGTCAACCGTAAGTACGGCGCTGGAACGATCACGCGCCAAATCACCGATCCCACCGTTGATTTCGTAGAGCTGCTGTTCACCATTCCAAAGCTGTATTCCGTCGCGCAGGAAAGCCTCGCCAAGGGTCAACTATTTGGTGGCACGCTTCGGGTTCGTATTTACGTGCAAGCCAAAGGCAGCAGCACTGGCTTTATCCTTGCATCTGACAAAAGCATCACCGGCGTATCAACCAATAACTATCAGTACAGCACCGGCATCATCAACCTAAAGACCTTTGGCGCCGGTCCGTGGAATATCAAGGTTGAAAAGGTAGACCTAGGCGAAAATCATTTCGAGATCAAATACACCAGCTTCAAGGAAACACCGCAAAACACACCGCTAGCTAACAATCGCGGCAATCAGATCATTTGGTCGTCCTACGCGCAGACCATCGCGCAAAACGTCAATTACAACTATTCGGCACTCAACGAGCTGTCGATCTCAACCAAGGCGTTCAACAGCCTGCCGTCTCGCGCCTACCTGATCAAAGGGCGCCTAGTCAAGATTCCAACTGGTGCAACCGTTCAATCCAGCGGCTACCTGACCTTTGATGATGCCAGCTTCAACGGTGCGCTCCAGACCGCTGACAAGTGGACCACCTGTCCGGTCTGCTGTTTCTATGACTTGCTCACCAACCGCCGCTATGGCGCAGGTCAATTCGTCACCGCCGCAAACCTGAACTGGGTTGATCTGTACCCCATTGCCAAGTACGCCAACCAACTGGTGGTGAATCCTGATGGCAGCCGCGAGCCACGCTTTGCCTGCAACGTTGTCATTGGTGATCGGGCTGAGGCTTACAACGTCCTGATGGATATGGCTTCGGTATTCCGAGGCATCCTGTTCTGGTCAAACAATGTCATCCAAGTTGCAGCAGACCACGGCAACCTAGACGGCACGGCGCTGTCGGTGGCGCACATCTACAACAACTCCAACGTTGTCGGCGGCGTCTTCGAGTATTCCGGCAGCTCACTGAAGACCCGTAGCACCAGTGTTCATGTCCGCTACAACGACCCCGACAACTTCTACAAGCCAAACGTTGTTGTCGTTGAAGATGCGGCGTTGATCGCCAAGTACGGCTACATCGTCAAGGAGCTGATCGGTTTCGGCTGCACGTCCAAGTGGCAAGCCCAGCGCGTGGGGTTATGGACGCTGAAGACCGAAGCCCTGGACGATGAGGTGATTTCCTTCAGCACTGGTCTGCAGGGTGCCGTGGTGCTGCCGGGTCAAATCTTTGCGGTCTGCGATCAACTGCGGCAGGGCACGCGCATCTCCGGTCGCATCTCCTCAGCGACTACCACTGCCGTTGTGGCAGATCAATCAATCACGCTGCCCGCAGGCTCCAGCCCACAACTGACCTGCCTGCTGCCCAACGGCACGGTTGAAACCAAGAACATCAGCAGTGTTGCCGGCAGCACAATCAACGTCAGCAGTGCTTTCAGCACCGCGCCTAACGCCCAGTCGATCTGGAGCATCACAACCTCTGGCGTTGCTAATCAGAAGTTCCGCTGCATCAGTGCCAGCGAAGGTGCCGATGGCGCATACACAATCACCGGCATTGCTCATAACGACAGCATTTACGCCTCCGTCGATAGCGGTCAGGCGCTGCAATTCCCGGACATCACCACATTTGATAGCGCACCACCTACGGTCAGAAACATTGCATTTAGTGCCGGTCAAGTCCGTGATGGCACGGTGCTTACCACGCAGGTCAATGTGTCTTGGGCAAAAGGCGCTGGTGGTGCCACGTTTGGTTATGACGTTACTTACAACACTGCTCAAGGCAATGGCCGCACGGTTCGTACAAACAACCCCAATATTGAGATCATTGGTCTGCCGGAGAACTTTGATCTGACGGTTTCGGTCATTGCTTACGGCTTGGGGTTCAAGAAGAGTGCGCCCGCTACACGCGGTACATTCCGCGTTCCATCGTTTGCATCAACTGCAACACCAACTGTCAGCGTTCAGCAGTTACCGGAAGATCCGCAAGGCGTCACGCTGGAGCAGGTTGCCAATAATCAGATCATGCTGCGGTGGGCAAAGCCCGCAGGCGTTGGATCTGACTTCCTCACCGCGATCATCCGCCATAGCACCAAGACCGACGGCACTGGCGAATGGGCTGATTCCACGCTGCTAGCAGATCGCATTGGTGCCAACACCACCTACGCGCTGGTGCCCAAACTCAACGGCGAATATCTGCTGAAGTTTGAAGATCCCGCTGGACTGCGTAGCCAGAACGCCACCAGTGCAATCTTCAATCAACCCGATCAAATTCCTGTTCTGACAGTTACTACTGTTCGAGAAGACACCACCAGCCCACCATTCCAAGGCACGTTCAACAATGCTTACTACTCCGAGGTGTATGACGCATTGGTAATTGATGGGGATCTGACGCTTGATGAAATTCTTGACTTTGATGAAATCGGCGCCATGGACTTCACCGGGCAACAACGCCTTGGCGGTGAGTATTACTTCACCAACATTGTTGATCTTGGCGCCAAATTTACCGTTGACTTCCGCCGCATCCTGACCACACGCGGCTTGTATCCAGCCGACACAATTGATAGCCGCAACGAAGATCTAGACCGCTGGAGTGATTTTGATGGCGCCTTGGCTGATGACACTAGCGCCGAAATTTACTTCCGCAGCAGCGATCAAGCCACAACCGATGAATTTCTACTCACGGAAGATGGCGACAAATTGCTGCTGGAGGCAACGCCGGATCGCTTTGAGCTGGAGTCCAACATTAATTTTGGGAATTGGCTGCCCATGTACAACGGCAGCTACGCCGGTCGTCAGTTCCAATTCAAGGTGGCAATGACCAGCGCCCGCAACGATCAAACCCCGCTTGTGGATGAGCTGGGGTACGAGCTGGTGCTGCGCTCTAGAAATGAAAACAGCGCCACGATCACCAGCGGTGCCGGTTCCTACGCGGTGACGTATGCCAAAG